GTTTGATGAAATCCAAGAAGCCAACAAGTCCGAACTTGAAAAGGCACAGGAAAAGGCTACAGCACTTGAAACAGAACTCAATGCATTAAAGGCATCTAATGCCTTGCGTGAAGTCAAAGAAGCGGTGGCAAAAGAAACCGGCGTACCTATTCACTTACTCACGGCGGATAACGAGGACGCATTGAGAGAGCAGGCAAAAGCCATTGCTGAATATGCGAAACCTGCAAGTTATCCCACAGTCAAGGATAGTGGAGAGGTTAGCCATGTTGGAAAGCACAGCACCCGTGAGCAATTTGCTGAATGGGCATCGCAGGCTTTCAATTAAGAGAGGAGAAAAAAATGCCAGTAGTTGGAACACCTACAAACAGAACATCAGTTGATTTACCCGTAGAGGTATCACAGGAAATTTTAGCAAAGACACAGGAAGATTCTGCAATCATGAGACTTGCAAGAAGGATCGCACTCCCCGGAAGAGGCGTAGCAATCAATGTCATCACCTCTGATCCTCAGGCGGCTTGGGTTGGTGAGACCAATGCAAAGCCCGTATCTGATCCCGGACTTGCAACCAAGATCATGAGAGCATACAAACTTGCGGTAATCGTTCCTTTTTCGAATGAGTTTAGACGTGATGTTGCATCTCTGTATGATGCACTTGTTGAGCGTCTGCCCCGTGCGCTTGCACAGAAGTTTGATGCAACCGTATTCGGCAACGGAACCGCACCCGGATCAGACTTTGATACTTTTGGAAGTATCACAGCACAGGCAATCGGCGGAAATCTCACATATAGCGGACTTGTAGCCGCAGATGGAGATATTGCCACACACGGCGGTATCATGAACGGTATCGTACTTGCACCTCAGGGTAAATCTCTTCTCCTTGGTGCAACTGATAACGACAGGAGACCTCTGTTTATCAACAACGTATCTGAGGGTGCCGTACCGGTTGTACTTGGTGCAAGAACCATCCAGAGCAAGGGCGCATACGTTGCAGGAACACCCAACAAAGTCGGCGTTGCCGGTGATTGGACTCAGGCAATGTACGGAACCGTTGAAGGTGTTGTTATCAACTATTCTGAGGATGCAACACTTGTGAACGGTGATGATACCATCAATCTGTTCCAGCAGAACATGTTTGCTGTCAGGGCAGAAATCGAAGTCGGATTCCGTGCCGATACTTCCGTATTCAATGCACTCACAGACGCAACATCATGATCAAGCTGATCAACAAGACCACAGGCACACCCATGTGGGTGGATGAGTCTCGCAAGGATGAGTATTTGGGGGCAGGGCACAAACTTGCCCCCACTTCCACGGAACATCACGCAGACACTCCCAAGGATGAGCCGAAATTAAAAGCCAACAAAAGGGTTAAATAATGGCATACGCAACAGTTGATGATATTCAAAATCGAATAAACCGGGAATTGACCGAAGCGGAGCAAGAACGAATAGGATTCCTGCTTGATGATGCGGCGTTATTCATTGACGCAACCGGCACCAAGGCAAGTGATGATTTAAAGCGTCTTGTATCCTGCAATATGGTCATTCGTGCCATTGACAACGGTGATAGTGACATTCCTATGGGAGCCACACAGGGCTCAATGTCCGCACTTGGTTATTCACAGTCTTGGACAGTCTCAGGCGGTTCATACGGTGAGTTGTACTTGACCAAAAAGGACAGGCAATTGCTTGGTGTTGGTAATCAGATCGGATCCTATTCACCGACACAGGAACTCACAGGAGCAAACGCATGAAGGGCACAACGGTTACTTTATATGAGAAAGTGGAGACCGGCAAAGACCCATTGGGAAATCCGATTTATGAGGAGACACCCATTGAGGTGGGTGATGTTCTGATCGGAGAGCCTACCACGGATGATGTTGACACATCCATATCATTGTTTTCCAAAAAGATAACCTATATGTTAGGGATTCCGAAGGGAGACACGCATAATTGGGTGGATAAACATGTGTCTTGGGTGGATTCTTACGGGCATACATTCCATGTTCGCACTTTTGGATATCCCATAACAGGCATAGAAGCCAACATACCCACAAGATGGCATCAGAAAATAAGGTGTGAGCAATATGGGTAAGGTTAAGTTTGAACTAAACCTAAAAGGGCTAAACGAATTGATGAAATCCCCAGAGATGCAGAATGCATTGATGGATGCAGGGCAGGCGGTGGCTAATGTCGCAAATGGTGACACAGCCGGTTACACCCTCAGATGGATAGGCACTTGTAATGTGTTCCCTGATTCCCAAGAAAGCGCACACGACAATTTCAAGAACAACACACTACTCAAAGCGGTATCAAGTGTGGGGTTGAAGCAAACAAAATGATTGAGCAATACCTGATTGAGAAACTGAATAATTCGGAGTTGCAGGATGTTGTATACACTCAGCAACCCGAAGAAAAGCCAGAACGGTTTTACACTTTGGAAAAGACGGGCGGTGGGTTTTACAACCAGATCAGTGAATGCACAGTCATTGTGAAGTCCAATGCCCCCACGCTATACGAATCCGGTTTGATGAATGATGCCCTCAAAAGGGCATTTTTTGATTTGGTCAAATATCCCGAAATATCAAGGGTTTATTTGAATTCTGACTATAACGATACAGACCCAACAACTCAGCAGAACCGATATGCGGCGGTTTTTGTTGTTACCTATTATGAAGGGAGTTAAAAATGGCTAATACTGCAACTAATGTATCTACAGGCAAACCGAAGGTTGCCGGTGGTGTATGGGTTGCCCCCTTGGGAACCACATTACCCACAGATGCCACAACGGCACTTGATCCGGCTTTTACCTGCCTTGGCTATGTGTCAGAGGATGGCTTGGAGAATTCCAATGAAATGGACGTTTCAAGCATCAAGGCATGGGGCGGCATGATCGTGTATAGATCACTCAATGAGTTAGATGATTCGTTTAGTCTTGCACTTATCGAATCCGAGAATGTGGACGTGCTGAAGACTGTATACGGTGCAGACAATGTGACCGTGGATTCACAGACCGGCAATGCCACAGTTAACATCATTGCGGAAGACCCTACAGAGCAAGTTTGGGTATTCGAACTTGCACTCAGAGGTGGCAAGGCAAAGCGCATTGTTGTACCGGACGGTGCTATCACATCCCGTGAAGCAATAACCTACAACGATTCTGATCCAATAGCATACGGCATCACAGTTAGTGCATACCCGGATGCTAACAACAAGACTCATACAGAGTATCTGGAAGGTTAAGGGGGCATTATGGTCAAGGGGAAAACCAAAAGTGGCATTAAGTTTGAAATCGATGAGCGTATAAAGGATGATGCGAGGGCGTTGTACTATCTCACAGCGTTACAAAAGCCAGACATAGAACCTATGGTGGCATCGAAACAAATATTCAATCTATTTGAATTGATGTTCGGTAGTGACGATGGGATTATAAATTTCATGAACGCAGTTGCAGAATCTAACAATGGCGTGTGTGATACAAAAACAATGCTTACTGAATTGACAGATATGATGGAGTCCATAGACGCAAAAAAATCTTGATCCTTGCAAGTGTTATCGCATCTTGTGAGGATGAGTTTATATGCGATATGACTGAGACATATGGTATCTATGACTACAAGGGGTTGCCACCAATGACGTGTGCAACCCTTTGTTGTGGTCTCCCGGATGATTCCAGAGTGAAACGGAAATTAAGCAACATGAAGTTGTCACTAACAGAAATGTTGTTGGCACTCATAGTTGATGGAATAAATACACTTATTTGGCAACCTACAAAAGACGGTAGGAAGGGCAGGAACAAACCCGAATCCCTTTTTAAGAAGCTGATGGGGTTGGATAAGAAACCCAAGGACGAGTTGCAGGCATTTGATGATGCAGATGCCTTTGATGCTTGGTATAGGAGCAAACATGAGTGACATAGGTAAGGCTTATGTGCAAATAGAGCCTACGGCAAAAGGTATATCAAAGAAAGTTGAAGCCGAATTAGGTGACGCAGGTGCATCCGGGGGTAAATCCTTTTCAAAAGGTTTTGCCTCCGTAATCGGGAATGGTGGCAAAGCAATGGCAGGTGTTGCGGTGGCAGGTGCCACAGCCGTTGCCGGTCTAACTTCTGCATTGGTGAATGGCGCAAGCGGTGTTGCTCAGTATGGTGACAATATTGATAAGATGTCACAGAAGATGGGTTTATCTGCTGAATCTTATCAGGAATGGGATGCCGTGATGCAACATTCTGGCACTTCCATGGAGACCATGAAGGCATCTATGAAAACCCTTGCAAGTGCGGCAGAGACTGGCAAGGATGCATTTGATGCACTTGGTATCTCACAGGAAGAACTTGCGAATATGTCGCAGGAACAATTGTTTGAAGCCACAATTGCCGGGTTGCAGAATGTAGAAGACACCACACAGAGAACATACTTAGCCGGGCAATTACTTGGCAGAGGTGCAACCGAATTGGGTGCATTGCTCAATACATCCGCAGAAGATACCCAAGCCATGAGGGATCGTGTGCGTGAATTGGGCGGTGTTATGAGTGGT